AGCAGCCCGCTAATCAAGCTGCCGGGGGTACTTGGCAACCGGGCGGAAACGCTGCTGGCGGTACAACGCCCCCATGGGGGAGCCGCTAAGGTAATACCTTACCAATAAGAAACTAGAAACAAACTTGCCCTGCTGAAAAGAAGCCCCCTCTAATTAGCAGGGCATTTTTATAGGTATAATTAATGCTAGACTTAACAAAACAATCCGACCGCGAAACATTAGAAGAATTGCTTGAGGCAGATATAAACGCTTTTTGCGAAACCTTTTATGAGCAAGGCCATCGCAATCATTTAGGTGCTTCTGAGCTAGGTGAAGAATGCTGGCGCAAATTATGGTATGGTTTTAGATGGGTAAAGCAGGAGCGCTTTGATGGACGAATGCTTAGGCTATTTAATGTTGGTCATAGCGCTGAGCCAAGATTTATTTCCTATCTTCGCGGTATTGGATTTGAAGTTAAAGAATTTGATGAAGATGGAAAGCAATTTAGAATTTCTGGTGCGATGGGACACTATGGAGGTAGCCTAGATGGAATGTGCAAAGCTCCTACTAGGTATGAGTTAAGTGAAGATTTAATATTTCTCAATGAGTATAAAACAAATGGTACAGGGCCGGGCTTTACTAAAGTAGATACCGATGGCTTGCAAAAAGCTAAACCCAAACACTTTGCTCAAATGTCACAATATGGCTGGCATTATAAATTAAAATACGGTATATACTTAATTGAAAATAAAAATGACAGTAGCATAACAATTAAAGTTATTCCTATTGATTGGAATTTAGGACAACAATTAGAGAAGAAAGCTACTGATATTATAAATTCTAAAGAACCTCCTCCGCGCATTAGCGAAAACCCGGCTATGTTTAGTTGCAAGTTCTGCGACAAGGTTGGAATTTGTTTTAATGGAGATAAGCCGGAAAAGAATTGCCGATCATGTCGAAATAGTATGCCCACACAAGACGCGACTTGGACTTGCTCATTACATGGATTAATTCCAAGTGATTTTATCCCTAAGGGTTGCTCAGATTGGTTGCCAATATGACTGCTGATTATAGACCATTATTATATTGGATTGAAATTAGAGAAGCTGCCAGAATTGCTAAAGAACAAGGTTGTAACCCCTGCACACCAGATATTATTATACAAAATGCTAGATTTTGTAATGTTAGGCGGGAAGATGATAGAGTTACAAAATGGATTAGGGAAAACATAAGAGAAAGGTACGCAACCCATACTAATTTATGGTTTATGTTATGTATAGCTAGGCAAATAAATTGGCCTGATACGTTATCTGAATTGATAGCTGATGCTTGGCCTATTGACAATAATTTTACTCCATCTTTAATCACTAACATTTTAAATATAAGAAAATCTAAGGGAAACAAAATTTATACGGGCGCTTACATGATTTCTGCTCCTCATGAAAAAGGAGCAGATAAGCAAAAATATATAGCTGAGAACGTATTAGGTAATTTGTGGAAAAATAGAAACGAGTTTCCTATAAATACTACGCTAAAACAAACCCATGAGTGGCTTCATTCTTTTAATGGGTGGGGACCATTTATGGCTTATCAAGCTATAGTGGATATGAGGTTTACTAATATATTAAGTAAGGCAACTGATATAAATTTATGGGCTGCTGCTGGACCGGGAACAATTAGAGGTTTAAATAGAATTTATGGCAGAGATAAAGATTTTAATTTATCTCAAGAAAATGCATTACTTGAAATTCAGCAGACATTTGAATTTTTAAAATCTAATTGTAAAGTTCAATTAGATTTTAGTGATATACCAAACGCTTATTGTGAAACTGATAAGTATATGAGAATTTGGTATAAAGAAGGTAGAACTAGAGCTAAATATGTAGCGGGGAGGGGGTATTGATCCAACTCCGCTACTACCAGCAAGAAGCACTAGACGCCATATATCAATACTTTATATCAGGGCAAACTGGAAACCCCTTAATCGGGCTACCCGGTGGCACTGGTAAAAGCATTATACCCGGTGCGTTCATTCAAGGTATCATGCGCCGATGGCCTAACCAGCGTTTCTTAATGGTTACTCATGTCAAGGAATTAATCCAACAGAATGCAGAAGAATTATTAAAATTATGGCCTAAAGCTCCATTAGGAATTTATAGTGCCGGATTAAAGATCAAACAAACTGCTCAACCTATTATCTATGGCGGTATCAAATCAATGATACGTCATCCTGATTATTTTGGACATAGGGATATAGCTTTTGTAGATGAAGCTCATTTAATATCGGGAGAAGAAAGCAGCGAATATCAAACATTTTTCGCATTCATGAAACTGATTAACCCCAAGATTAAAATTGTGGGCATGTCAGCTACCTTGTATCGTATGGGTATGGGGATGATTACGGAAAATGGTTTGTTTACAGATATTGTTTATGATAAAACTGATTTAGAAGGATTTAATGAGCTTTTAGCTGCTGGCTATATGTCTCCGCTAATACCTCAAAGAACTCATACTGAATTAGATGTTAGCGATGTATCGGTACAGCAAGGTGAATTTGTAGCTACTCAATTACAAGGAGCCGTAGATAAAGCTCCTATCACATATAAAGCTTTACAAGAGCTAGTACATGCCGGGGAAGATAGAAAAAGCTGGCTTATCTTCGCGTCGGGTATCGAACATGCTGAACACATTGCAGAACAACTTGGAGCGTTTGGAGTTGATTGCGCGCCAGTCCACTCAAAAAGGCCAAGCGATTATAACGACGCGGCAATTAAAGCATTTAAGAACGATGAACTTAGAGCTATCGTTAATTACGGTAAACTTACTACAGGCTTCAATAAACCGGGGATAGATCTGATTGGAATGTTGCGCCCTACGCTTAGTGTTCCTCTTTGGGTACAAATGTTATTTCGTGGTACTCGTTTAGCTGATGGAAAGATAAATTGTAAAGTTTTAGACTTTGCTCGCAACACTCCTAGACTTGGGCCTATTAATGATCCCCGCATTCCTAATAAAAAGGGTAACAAAACTGGCGACGTTCCAATTAAAATTTGTGAAAATTGCGGTGCCTATAATCATATTTCAGCTAGGCTGTGCTGCCAATGTGCGGAACCGTTCACATTCCAAATCAAGCTAGTTTCAAAGGCGGGCACTGATGAATTAATTAGAGCCGCTGTCACAGAGCCAACTCCAATTGTAGAAACTTTTAATGTGCTGAATGCGACCTATGAAAAGCATGTACCGAAAACAAGCAAGCCTCCTACTTTAAAAGTAACGTATTATACAACCGGCTTAGCTTTTAAAGAATATATTTGCTTGGAGCATTCGGGAATGGCTGGTAAGGTGGCTAGGGATTGGTGGCGTCGGAGAAGCCCGCTAGAACCACCAGCAAGCATAGACGCTGCACTAGCTGAGATAGCTAAACTTAAGTGCCCGAGGTTTATTAGAGTGCATGTTAACCGCACATACCCCGAAATACTCGGATGCGAATTCTAATGTATAAACAACCCAAACCAATTCTCAGGCAGGAAGCGTGGCTAAATTTAAATTCAGCTTTAGTTTTACATATAACCACCGCTAACATTTTTCAAAATTGCTTAAATTGTATGAATTGGGATCATTTAGCGGACCAATGTAAAAAGTATCAAGCTAAGCCTCCCGCTGAGATCATCGTGTATAGTTGCCCAGATTATCAAGATGATGGAGAGGTGCCTTTCTAATGCAGAAGCTTAAATGTATAGGCGGATTAGCAAATGGTAAAATTCAAGAAATTGAAAGCCATTATCGAGAGCATGACCAAGTACAAGTAATAGCTACGGTAGAATTTGATTTACCTAATTTTGAAGAAGATTTGAAAGCTTATAGAGAAGGAAAGACGCCGGATCGCATGACAATATTTTATCATCTTTATAAAGTTGCCGAATTACATTTTCCAGATAAAACTAAACTAAGATTTTTAATTCCTGTAGATGAAACTGTCAAAAATGCTTTGTGTTTTGTATTAGGTGCTTGATGCCTCCTAAACCCCGATCAAAACCAGCCCCAACAAACCAGCTTCTTTCAGCATTACAATTCTGTAGCGTAGTATCTAGTCCTACAGGAGCCGCTTATGAAACACATATTGGGTTGCATAATAATGGTGCTGTTGCATTTAATGGCATTATCGCTGCTGGCGCTCCTATCACTGAAGCTATTACCGTCTATCCTCACTGTATTCTTTTAACAGAAGCTCTGTCCAAATGTGATGAAGGATTTACCTTAACTCAATTAGGTACTAATCTTATAGTCAAGTCTGGAAAATTTAAAGCTAGCGTGCCTTGTCTTGATCCGGCATTGATGCAGAGTGCTGAGCCTGATCCTCAGATTGTGGGCATTACAAACGCTTTTAAGGACGCTGTAGAAGCTGTTGGAGTATTGGCTAGTGAGAATGCTCAGCATGTTTTAACTGCTTCTGTGCTGATGAATGGGCCATCTGTTATCTCTACTAATAGAGTGATGCTATTAGAATACTGGCATGGCCTAGACCTTCCGCCTAATATTCCTTTACCTAAACAATTTGTAGCAGCTTTGGTTAAACAGAAAAGAGAATTAACAGGATTTGGATTTAGCCGTAGCTCTGCAACTTTCTGGTTTGGTGACCATTGGCTAAGGACGCAACTTTACAATGATGAATGGCCTGATGTTTCGAGTATCCTAAATAGACAAGCTAACTTATGGTCGATAGATGCAAACTTCTTTAAAGCTCTTGATGCTATCGAACCATTTTCAGCAGATGGGAATGCTTACTCAGACTTAAACCTTTTAATGAGCCATCCTGACAATCAAGGTGCAAGCTTTGAAGTTTCGGGCTTGCCAAAAGGATTTGTATATCCTATAAAGCAGTTAAAAATACTTCGCCCATTTGTGAAGAAGGTGGATTGGATGGCTTCAGGAGTGCATGATAGTAGTTATTGTTTGGTGTTTGAAGGTGAAGCTTGTAGAGGGGTTATTAGTGGGAGGCAGAGACAATGAATAATCCAGCTTATAGAGAAAGAGCTAGAGTACAGTGTTTATCATGGGCAATGGGAAATTCTTATCATAATAAAATAGATAATGAATGCGCTCCTCATTTTTCATGTTGTCATCCTGACTTATTTGAAAAAGATCAAGCTAAGCGTTGGAAGCAATATCATAAAGAATATGGAAACAAACAATGACCGATCAATTTCATTCCAATACTCACGCGCTACCGTTTGCATTGTTATTTGATAGCCATAAGATTGAACGCGCATTTAAGGAGCGTGTTAAAGACATGAAACATACTGTAATTTGGGGTAAAGAAGAAAGCAGAATAAGCGCGATGATTGAAATTGCTGGCGATATTGGAGCTAAATTTATGCAGCTTCAAATGTCCGCTGTTTCAGCAATTGCTTTAGCTAAGTCTCCTGATGAACAAGTCTTAATGCAAATGGGTTTAATGAAAATTACCCCCGGTGGCGTTGGTATTTGTCCTACTTGCTTAGCTAACGCTATTCTGACATGCCAAGAGAATTTAGAAGTTTTAAAAGATATTCAGCAAGCGGTAAGTAAGTATGCAGTTGAATGAAGATGGCCTAATCGAGCTAACCAAAACTGCTCAGCTAAAACCCTATCAAGCTCGCACCTTTCCAAAACGTGAATATCTCACCGATGCTGAGCTATTACAAAATGTAGGCAGCACATTATTTCTCAATGTAGAGGCATACCCCAACTATTTCTGCTGTACCTTTAAGCTCCACAAAACAAATAAGTTCCTTACGCTTGAATGCGGCGAAGGTCGCAGCTTTAATGCTATGTTCCTATCATGGATATTGCATAACTATAAAACTGTTGGATTTAACAGCATTAAGTTTGACTTGCTTATCATTTGGCTAGCTTACACTACTCAAGACACTTACCGAATTAAAGACGCTGTAAATGATTTAATTCGACGCGATATGCGAGAATACGAACTAAAAAAAGAATACCATTTTTTTACATTTAAAATCAATCATATTGATCTTATGGAAGTGCTTCCCCTTAAAGGAGCTTTAAAACTTTATGGCGCAAGAATACATACCAAATCAATTCAAGAGCAACCTTTTGATGTAGACAAAGAACTAACTGAATTTGAAATTGACCAGCTTAAAGGATTTAATTGCAATCAGCTAGATATCACTGAAGAGCTTTTTAATTTCTGCAAAGAACGTATCGAACTACGCGAAGCAATGGGAGCGGAATATAACGAGGATTTACGTTCAAAGTCAGACGCTCAAATTGCAGAGGTAGTATTAACTAAAGAAGTTGCAAAAATTAATGGAGTTAAGCCTAAGAAAATAACCATTGAGCCGGAAACCACTTATCGTTATTCTGTCCCAAGATATCTTCAATTTCAATCCAAAAATTTACAGGACATGCTCAATCAAGTTAGAGCAGCTAAATTTATTGTTAATGGATTTGGGAAGATAGACCTTCCTGAAGAACTTAAGACTTCAGTTCAAATAGGAAAGAATTTTTACCGTCTAGGCATAGGTGGATTACATAGTGAAGAAAAATGCGTTTCTTATTTGGCTACTGATGATTTATCTATCGTTGATCGTGATGTTGCTAGTTATTATCCGCGTTTGGTTACTACACTAGGATTATACCCACAAGCTTACGGACCAGCTTTTTTAGTCGCTTATGAAGCTATTATCCAGTCTCGATTAAAAGCTAAAGAAGCTAAGCGCAAAACTGAAGCCAGTGGAAAAAAGATTGTTGTTAATGGAGCGGGAGGAAAGTTTAGCGATACATATTCGTTTTTATATGGCCCCGATTTAACAATTCAAATGACTGTCACAGGACAGTTAGATTTATTGATGTTTATCGAAGCTCTGACTTTGTGCGGGCTAGAAGTTATTTCAGCTAACACAGATGGTATTGTTACACTTGTTCCAAAGGATAAAGAGGAGACTTACAAAGCTTGCTGGCAATGGTGGCAGAATACAACAGGATTTGAAACAGAAGAAACTCGATATCAGGCTTATTATGCAAGGGATGTTAACAGCTACTTTGCCGTCAAGGAAAATGCCAAAAGTCGGGAGGATGTAAAACTTAAAGGCCCTTGGTCCGAAAAAGGCTCGCAATCCGGTACTCAGCTTGACACTAACCCCTCAAGCCTTATCTGTACCGACGCTATAAGCGATTTGCTGGTACTTGGCAGGCCCGTAGAGCAGACTATTCGAGACTGCCGGGACTTTACCCGTTTCGTCACGGTAAGGCAGGCTAAAGCTCCCGGTGCCCACAAGGATGGGGTTTACCTTGGCCGCGTTCTCAGATGGTATTATTCAAAAGATGAAACAGGTATAATTCAGTATGTACAATCTGGCAACAAAGTGCCTGACACCGATGGAGCTAAGCCGTGCTTAGATATGCCTGTTGATTTTCCAAGTGATATAAATTATCAATGGTACATAAATCGCTGCCAAACTATCCTAGAGGAAATAGGATATATCAAGCGTCCTGAGCAATTAAAATTCTTTTAATGCTTAGTCGCAAACGAATTAAGTGCCGCAGCGTTTAATAGCTCAGATGACCTAATCAATTTATTAGTGGCGTCAGTGAGATTATCCTGCGCTATTCTTAAGCGTTCTTCTGCTTCTGTAAAGTCATAGTCGTTTTGTCCCCGATCATCATAAAGACGGCGAAATTGATTTAAAACTTTACTCATTTTCGCGCCCTTATTTCTATTGACAAGCCATCTAAGGCTTTAGCTGCATTTGTGGCTGCATTTGCTGATAAGTGAATTGCATCACCCATTCTATCAGCAGCGGCTACTCGTTCATCATAGCTTTCTATTAGCTGATTTTCTAATAGTTGAATGCGAGTATCTTTTTTAGCTTCGCGTTCTTCAGACTTCTTAAGCATGATCCACATAACTATAGCGACAACTCCCGGTGGACCCCATTGTTTCGCTAAATCTAAAACAAGGTCCACCGAGGCATTCCAAAGTCGTATTACGAGGAAGAGGCAGAAGAAGTAGCCGCAGGAGCGTCGGGGTCCTCTTGAACCGCGATAGCTTCAAAAGCAGTATCCACCTGAGCATCAAGTTGCTGAAGGGTAGCAAGCTGAGCAGCAGGAGTAGCGGGGTTAGAGCTAAGAGACGCGATAATGTTTTTAATAGACTGAAATAAAGAAGTGGCTGAAGGAAAAAGAGCGATAACCAAAGGGACCCATTTTTGCAGAGCCATGACAACTGAAATAATAACAGTTGAACTAGTAGCGCCAGAAATTGTAGGAAGAACAGTTTCAACTACCGTAAGTAAGGTAGTGATCGCTGCAACAATCGCACTTTCCATTTACTGCGCTCCTACATAGTTTGATGCCGGGGAAGCTTTAAGGTTATTTACTGCTGTAACTAGAGTATTGTAAACAGCAGAAGGAATAGATGCTGAAGTTTGCACATAAGTTTCAATTTGATTACGTGCAGCGCGACCAGAGCGAGTGTAGGAAATAACAGCCCTACGATTTGAGGCTGAGCAAGCTACATCAACATTTTTGTTGGTCTTATAATAAGTAAGATATCCGGTAGCTCCTGCTTCAACACCATCAAAAGCATTTGCTGCAACGATAGCTTGAGTAGGAGTTACAGAAGTAGTCGCTAGAGTAGTTAGCGTTTGCAATTGAGCACAACCACCTAAAGCGAGAAATACAAATAAAACTAAAAGTTTTTTCATTTCGGAACTACCTTTACTTCAGTGTTGGAAATAACATTAGGCGAATTGGGAGTAGCGGCGGCAATTTCAGGAGAAGCAACTACAATCGCGCCTCCTTTTTCCAATGATGCGGCCTGAGAAGCAGGCGTAGCACTTTTAGAAGCAAAATAACCTGTAACCAAAGGACCAACTAAACCGACTAATAAAATAGCATCATTAGTTAATCCACCTAATGCAGTAATAATGTTCTGCACTGTCGCAGGGTCCAGCTTAGTAGATAATCCAAATACCGCGATAGCTCCTGCTGCAAAAGATGCAACATGGCGAGTGGCGGCATTCACTTCTGCTGATGTAGGCAAATTCATTTAAAAGTTCCTTTTAATTTTTAAACTTTAGGCTGCAATTTTTCCCAAGTCAACTGTCCGCAGACGCCATCCGGGGGTAAACCCTTACGAATTTGAAATAATTTTAAAGAAAATTCAGTTTCAGAATTAGCGAGATAAGTTCCAGTCTCTTTACACCATAAAGCCTTTTGCATCTTAGTAACAAGTTCGCCTGTGTCTCCAATCTTGACAATCGAATTTACTGCTACAGTGGCAGGCTGTGCACCTTTAAACACCATATCTTGCGCTTGTTTCCATTCATCATCAGTCATCGGATAAGGCTTACCAGCCTCATTCCAAGCTTGAGCCTTCATCATGGCAATACCCAACGGACTACCAAGTAAGGCGTCATTTATAATGCTCATAGCAGTTAAACCGGGCGCATGTTTAACTAAGAAATTTACATAATTGGCTGATGAATTACCACCGCTCCAAGTATGAATAGCTTCAGTCAAAGTTTTATTATGATAGTGGGCAGACGTATGCCACAAATCAAATTGAGCAGCAGCCCCGTGAACTTTATCAGGAAAAACAGCGATATTATTTCCTTGGCCTAAGCCGTCATTTAAAGTCGGGCTAGCTGTAGCTCCCCATTTAGTTGCAAGGGGGTTTCCTTTTCCCCACATTGCACCGGGATTTGAAAAGCGTATTGAAGCTGGTTCAATCATTTTAAATTATTCCTTTAAGGTGGAGGTAATACATTAGTAAACGTTGTCCAAATTTTATTTTGGCCAGATTGAGAAGGATGAAGTCCATCAGTAGATGTTAAATCAGTAGTATTATTAAGTGCCGCATTTACATCTGCTAGAGTTACAGATAAACCGTCTGTAGATAATGCAGATACAACAACCGAATTACTATTAGTAATATCAGTATTATAAGAAGATACATTTGCGTCACTACCGCCGAACGCTGAATAACCTATACCGGGAGTATTTGATTGTCTGGTGATATTACCTACAACAACCTTTGGAAACACTGTTTGGGTATTACCTCCGGCCCATTCAACAACAATACCGCCTGTTCCAGTAGAAGTTATTAATATTGTATGATTTCCTGCTGTAAGTCCTGTAAATCTATGTAGACGACTATTCGTTATAGTGCCGTTTAAAGTAGTAATACCGGAAACAATGCTAGTAAAACTTGTAGCAGGATTACCATCAATAGAAATTGTATAGCCAGAGAAACCACCGGAAGTATCGCAAATCATCATAGAAAGATAAATAGCTGTACCTGAGACAGTAAAGGTTTTAGTAGCTCCATTTACTGTAGTTAAACGGCCAATTTTAGATATACCTGTATTAGTGCTCCATACACCTGTTTCTCCACCAACAGATTGAGCAGTTTGTTTATTAGCTAAACCTAACCAAGCAACACCTGCTAGTAACCCATCATGATAAACAGCTTGGAGAGTTGGGTTTAATGTACTACAAGGTATAGGGCAATAAATCCTTTCATCATTTACCCCTAGCATAATAGTTGAAATATCAGTGGCACCGGCGCTAACGGTGTAGACTTTGGCGAGTTGATCACCAACCATATCTCCGCTATGTGCGAGATCGTTGATGAAGATACTACGTGACGCTGCAAGCTGCGCGATGTATCCGACAACACCTTGACTAACAGTCGAAACTAAATCAGTGAAGGAGTTGCCGAAAGCGTAGTAATTCCCGCCCTGTATCTAATTATCGCGTCCTCTATTATCTATCCAACCTGTAGTTGCAATTTGAATATTAGTAGAAGCCACACTTGCTACAGCGCGTACCTGACTGCTGGTATTGGTTCTAATTCTGAAAGACCCTCCAGAGTTATTACCTGTTGAGTTGGCATTAATAGCGGTTAAGTTGCCACCGGGAGTATCAAAAACTTGAGTGCTAACAAGTGGAGAAGTTATAAGATATCCTGCGTTTGCTGCTCCCGCTACAATAGAATTAAACATAACTTCAGCATTTATGCCTAAAGGTGTAGAAAGTGTGAATAAAGTTGCAGTAGTGCCTAACGTTGTGCTAACATCCCCGACAGGAACATTCCATAAGAATTCAGACCCGTTTTGAATAAAGGCTGTCCAATTACTAGAACCATCTGTTTTCATGGAGCCAATACGACGAAATAAAGTATAGGCGGCGGGTATGTTGCCGCCGGTGGTACAGCTTGTTACAGTAATACTTTCACATATATCAACAACTCCGGTATCAGGTCTTTGCATAAGAAAAACATGATACCAAGTATTAGCTGCTATTGTTCCTGTATCCAATCCACCATTTGTAGTCCCTAAAGTCCAAGCTCCTGTGGTTTTACTATAATTCGAAGCTAATAACATAATACTAACATTAGTATTATCATTAGCAGCACCAGACGAAATTCCATAAGTTGAAACTGATCCTGCTGCTGATAAAATTAATCCTGATAAATAACCTCTCTGACAAGCTGGATTAAATGTTAGAGTTCCTGTTGTAGATATAGGTCCTCCAGTAATACAACCATTAGAAGATATATTTGTTACTGTTCCACCACCACCACCAGAACTTTGTGGAAAGAAAGTCCACCTTGAAATACCATCAGACCAAAATATACCAGCGCCAAATTGAGAATTAATAGCCACTAATGATGTTATTCCGTTAATGGTATCGCTGCCGGAACGCTGAAGAGTAATAGTATTAGTTGCACCAACAACACCACGAAAATCATTAATAATAAATTGCTGTCCAGCGTTAACGCTATTGGCTAATGGTAAAGTATCCGTCCTAGCCGCAGTTAAAGCTGTATGATAAATCATTCTATCTGTAGAAAGAATAGTATAATTAGCATCGCCGGTAGAAGTAGCTCCATCAATATTTAATCCGCTAGAACCTCTAGCCGCTAAAACTGTAGTTTGAGATGTACCTCCATTTCCAATAGGGAGCGTTCCTGTAACATCTGCTGTTAGTGAAACTGTATTACAAGTAGCTCCGCCAGAAGCAGAAAGAGCGCGAATAAATTGATTAGCGCAAGTTGTCCCGCCATACGCAGTAGGAGCAGATGCGCCATTACCTAAGACTAATCCGGTTATAGCAATTGATGTAGGCGCAACACCAGCGCCACCACCAACCATAAATGCATTTGCAGTAAGCAATGCCGATGATGCCATTGCTGTAGTTGAGCTAAAATAAGCCACCCCGCCGCTTGTTACTGAGGTAGGAAGTGTAAACGCTCCCCAAACAGGAGTTGCGTTAGCTCCTGATAATAAAGGTAATTTAGCGGTAGCTGTTCCAGCTAATAATTGACCAACAGTCGAGTTAGACCAAAATATACCACCATTGCTAGGGGTTATATTAGACCCTGTTCCACCATTAGAAAGTGGAACAGTGCCAAGTTGTGTTAAAGAAATAGAACCAGCCAAATCAGTAAAATTAGGCTGAGAACATCCAAACGTACCTGTAGTATCTAAAGTATTAAACCAATTTGAGGTAGAGCATGTTTTTGAAAATACACCACCTAAATCTATAGCTGTAGGTGAGGGAATAACGGAAGATACTGCTGAAATTTGATTACCTGCACAAGTAATGCCAGTACCGCAAGTTAAAACTCCGAACATTCCTCCAATAGAAGCTACACCAAAAAATGAGTTAGCATTAGTATCAGGTAGAGTTTTAATGATATAATTTAAAATTTCGGTTGGTTGAATATTAGGATGTGCTGCTCCCGAAGTATTATTAGAAGTTAAGGTATTGGTACCAGTAGATGTTATGTTAGTTACTTGGCTAACAACAGCCCCGTTTGAAAAAGCTTGCCAAACTTGTGCACCAGCATTAGCACTAAAACTAGTGATACCAAATCCCGTTGCCGGAGCATTAAGATAAGTATTATTTGGGGTAACTACTGATATATTACCAGTAGTTGTAATACCTGTAGGTAATTGAGCTAATGTTAACGTTTGATTTTGACTGCCACCAGTAGCACCTAATAAAGCAGCAGCCCCAAATCCAGTAGCTACTGAAGTTAAACGATTAGCTGAAACACCCCCCATATTATCGCGACCAGCTAAAACACGGCCACGTAAGTCAGGAGTATTAAAAGTTAAGCTACCATCGCCATTTCCAAATGGGAAAAATCTAGCAGAAGAATTGGTAGAAATAATAGCATTAGAACTAACGGTTACGGTAGAAATAGTAGTGCCTATAACAGTAGCTCCTGCATTTAAACAAATACTCTCAACAGGAGAACCGGTAGGTATTTGCGAGGTATCACCAACGCTAGTTAAAGTAGGACTTCCTGAAGTACAGGAAATATTCTGTTGACTTGTCAAAGTTGAAAATAATAATGGAAAAGAAGCTCTAGCTAATTCTTGCCCATATGAAAAAACATATTGAGAAGGAGCCGTAAAACCCGACCAAGGCTTAATTGTTCCAACGGCATCGCCATCACCAACGGTCGCGGTAGTACCTCCTCCACCAGTACCAGTTGAAGAAGTTTGTTGGTCCCAAATTAAATTTCCCAAACGATCTTTAACAATTTGGCGATAAGAGCCATCGCCCAAAATAATTGCTCGCCCTGCCCCATCCAAGACAACGGGATTAGTATTAGGAATTGTTTCGCTGCTATCCTGCCACGTTGTTTTGCGAGTAGTCGTCCCCGGAATATAAAAATCTACCGTGCCACTGACTAATGGCTTCCCGTTATTATCTAAAAGTTGAGTTTTAGCGGGCGGCAAAATACTAGCAGTTTGAGCATAAGCAAAATTAACTTGCCCTGCGACAAGCACAGACAATAAGAAAGTTTTAAAAATGATTTGGATAACTTTATTCATCATCTGCACCTTAGTTTTTAAATTTCGTAAATATATATGGATGCCCACAATATTAATCCTAGCTGCTTACGTCAAATGGAAAATTTACGATCCTATTGTACTACAATTTAAATTATGGTCCTACAAGCCTAGCGAGACTGTTAGCTTTAGTGAGCAGAGAACGCTTAGGGGGTCTACTAGCAACAGCCTCAAGAGACTTAATTAATTCTTCTCTATCGGGACCTTGTGTGGGTAAGGCAAGCTTAGCTAGCTGCGCGTTATGCTCCTTAGCTAAAGCAACTTCAACTTTATTTTTAATTACCCCTGCGCCTTTTGCAGCTAAGTAGAGTGAGCTACCTACTCCCGGATAGCCAGTAGTTAAAGCTCCCAATCCTTCAGCAACATAAGGTACAACGCTAGAGGGCTTTTTCTCAGGCAAATCTACTCTGCTATCCGCAGCTTTTCGCATAGCAGTTTGAGAATTTTGAATTAAATGAGTATTAGTTTCTGCAATCTTACGCTCGTTTTCCAGCTTTTTGAATAATTTATCTGCTTCTTCTTTACCGAATAAAGAAGTAATACGATCCTTATTAAATTCTACTTGTCCAATATCAGTACCACGCCTAGCAGCAGATTTAAAACCATTGATTTGAGTATCAATGGCAATCCTAGCTCCTTGCTGAGCAGCTTCTTTTTCTTCAGGAGTATAATCTTTAACTTTCTTTTCAAAAAATTCAGGACGGTCTAATAATTTTTTAGAGTTGCTAATAATACTATCGTGGCCTTCTTCAAAAGCATCAGCAACATGGTTTTCATCACGATATTTACTTAAACCTTGGCGGTACGCGCTAACCGCATTACCTTCTTTATCTACAGTCTGAGGACCGGCTTTTCCGATAGCGTCGATAACTTTTTGCCTTAACTCATGTAAAGCATACCCCATAGCCTTAGCTTCGGGGTCTATACTTTTGAGCAAACTATCTGCATTGCGACGCATACCGGATTGAAGTTTATTTAAAACATCAGGATTAGTCAAAACAGTTTTATCATTGGTCATAGCATCGCGATAAGATTGCATGAGCTTTTGCACCTTATCGTAAGGCAATAAATTTTCAGGATTAGAAATAATTTTATTTACACCCGGTTTTAAAATATCGTCAATGTGACTTATTACAGGAGTTAAATCTACAGGTTTTGTAGCTTTTAAAACCGGATTAATTTCATTAGCTCCAACTTTCTTGATGTTGTCGCTAAGTGTTTTGAGCTTTTCCACAGGGTCAACAGTCTTACCTAGAGAGCTATCCATGGCGCTCTCAACAGCTTCTTTAGCTCCGCTAACTCGATCATTGACAAAGTTAGCAATATGATTTTTAGGAACATCACCTTCTACAGTAAACAGTTTTTGAGTAGCGCTTTTAACTGCTGGCGATAGATCAGCAGGAGTTAAACGAGGATCAGCGCGCATTTCTCTTGCGACGTTACCCACATTATCGGGGCGGATCATATCAACTAAATTTTTAAAAGCTTTGTTAGCCGGAACCATAGCCTTTGCAGCTTTAATAGGAGCAGCAACGGGTAAAGCTGATGCAACAATGCCTGCCCTATCCGCAATATCCTTACTTCCTGTAACATCGCCAACAGCCTGCTCAACACCAGCTATCGGGGATGTTAAAGTGCTTAATGCCCCTGAAGCAACATTACCTGCACCAGTAGCAGGCTGATTAGATAAAACCTGACTTACTCCCTGCCCCATCTGGCTAACGCCAGCTTTAGCAGCATCATAAACAGCACTTCCGGCATTTACCGGAATGTCTGTAATTGGCGCAACAGTTGGCCCGCTTGTGCTAATAGGCTTAGCCGCAATAGCTGCATTTATAACTGCACTCTGATCAGGAGTGGCATCAGAAATAGGAGGAGCGGGAGTGATATAAACTTTTCTCAAACCACTAGGCGTTACATCACTCATGTATTGGTTAATAACGCCACTATGTTGTGGTGTAGGCACAACTGTAGCGGCGGGAGTATCGGAGCCTTTAAAATAATCGTCTAAAATTCCCATTATTGTCTACCGGGAGGAGCAATCAAGCCAGCATCATTAGCGAATGAAAGCGAGCTTTCAAATTTATTAAATTCTTTTTGATGATCTTTATCTTTAGCTATCCATTCTCCGCTTCCTTTGTCAATCTTTCCAATATTAGTCAGCAATTTAGTCTTAGCTTCAGGAGACATTAAATCAAAACCAAATGCACGAGGATCAAGTACATTTTGATTTTGAGCTTTCCATCTGGAATACTGACTTTCAGGTAAAGGATTTCCGTCTTTATCTTTTTGCTGGCTAAACATTAAAGTTTGAGCAGCGTCCATTTTCTTTAAAGCAACTCGCGACTTTACAATATTTTCAATAGTCGCAGTGTTCATAGTGGTATTAGGATTAGCTTCAAATGCCGCTGCTAATTGATCATTAGTGCCAGTATTACCAGCAGCCCTAGCACCTTGAACTAGATATTTCTTAACAGTGTCATAATCAAAACTACTGTTAATGATCTTAGGATCAACATTAGGAAGCCAAGTTACTGCAATCTTTTTAAGCTGATTTAAACTATCAGTACCGGGGCCAAAGTCCCCCGGCGCTTTATTTTTAACAATGTTTAATACAGCTAAATCAGGCTGAAGCTCCGCATTAATTCCACCAGCCCTAGTTAGATCAGTAGCAAAGTCTTTACCGGATTGCGCGCCAACAACACCTTGAGCTTCAGCTACCCCCGGCGCAGCGCCAGTTGTAATAGCGTTGGGGAATGCTCCATTAAATCGGTTAGCAAAAGTAGTAGGGGTAGAAGGCGTAGCATCAACCGTTGGCCCTGTTGGTCCGGTAGTCGCTACAGGCAGTCTAGGCCGGGTAGAAACAGGGGCAGGAGCGGTTGCAGCGGGAGCCGCTACAGGGAGACCCGCTCGCACAGGACGCACACCAGCGGGCGGCGCTCCAACGATACCGGGGGCATTATTGTTGCCCACAATAGGCTGAGTTGGCGGAACTTGAATAGGCGCTTGAGTAGCAGGAGTAAATCCACCGGGGCTAGTCCCCGACAATCCACCTGTTACGCCTTGATAAACATTTGCATTATCGTTGACAGTGCTAGGTGTACCTTTGTAATTCTGCAATATCTGCTGATGGCTATTTACAGCATTAGTAACTTGATTAAAAAAGGTAGGACTATCAGGAGCAGCGTCTACCCGTTCATCCCACACATTGAGCATATTAGCCGGAACTAAACCTAGTTTAACAGCATTAGCACCAACTTCTTTATATTGATCTTTAGTTGCATTGGGGCCAAGACTAGACATAGCTCTAGTTAAATAAGTAAAACCTTGGTTAGCTTGGTCAAGTTTGGCCTGATCAATACTAAGCTTCTGTTGTTGTATAGCTCCTAACTGCCCTGCAATCTGCAAAGGAGTTTGCTGCACAGGCAAGGATGCACGGGGATAACTAGAGGTATCGAAACCAACATCAGGCATTTAAATTATCCTTAACTAAACGGTACAGGGCCATTAGGACCACCATAAGTAATCGGCCCTGCTGATGGTCCTGAAGAAGAAGGAGTACCGTAAATACCTTTGTAAGCAGCATATCCAGCAACATTATTAGCGGCTGAAGAAACAGAAGTTCCTATAGCATTATCAGCAGCGGCTTGAGCATTACCCGAACCTGTTAAAGCTGCATTCTGTGTAGTAGTCGCTGCTTGAGCTAATACGCCAGTACCCGCAGCAGCATTCTCGCCAGTATTAACTAATGTAGATAAACGATTAAAAGCGTTAGTCTGATTTGTATTAGCATTATTAAATTGATTTTGATAAGTGCTATCAGCTAAGCCAGTAGCGAAAGTAGCTGCTCCTTTTAAAGCTGCGCCAGAGCTACCTAAACCTCTAGCAGCAGAGGAATTAGTAACTCCCTTTAAACCTTGTGTTAAATTAAATTGATAGCCGGGAGTATTTTGAAGTGTACTTTCGTCCATCGTAATAGGAGCAGTTAAATCAGACAGACGCGAAGTTAACTGATCAGCAGCCGTAGAACCAATATTGCGAAATGGAGCAAGATTGTTATTGGTAGTAGCAAATTGACTTTGAGAATTAGCTATCTCTTGATTAGCAATATTTTGCTGAGTATCAGAAGCTTTACTAGCGCCATAGATAGTAGCGCCAGCGCCTAAAACACCAGCGCCAATAACTGCTGTGGCTACAAAGCTCATATCTAAAATTCCAACTTCAGTTGACCAGAATTATTAAATTCTAACCATTCATTTTCATCATCAGTAGTAAATTCTTTTTCAATCTGTTCTGGATTGTTTAAATTAGTATTTAAAATTGTAGTCCAAACGCAATCAGTGTGGGCATAAGCAATTCGTTTGGTTCCGGCTGGCGAGACAACGGTAAAAGGCGCTTCAACCTCCTTTATACCATCCTCAGTCAAAACGGAAATCTTACCTTTGCTTAAAATATTTATTTTAGCGATAATGGATTAGTTTTAATTATTGTTGATGGCGTTAATGGGTA